CTACAGGTGCCCGTCAGTGAACAGCTACTGCTAGAAGCACTGGATACCTATCACTACACAGACAGTGCTAGAAAAGAGCTAGTCAAGTATAAAGAAGCCAAATACATGCACATAGATGGCCTAGGTGATGCCTTGCGTTATGGCATACACTATCTATTCCCTATGACACATCATGTGACTAATGGTCCTGAATATCTAGATAACCAACAGGACTTCTACAGAGAGCCAGGCGAAGACTACATGACCAATCCCTATGTGGTCGCCAGCCGTGATGGTGTGCCCACTGTGGAGTCTATCATACGTAGACTGCATCAGGAACAAGAAGCTGAATATTGGAGCTGATTTAGACCTGTTTAACAGTGCAGTCTATAAATAGATTGATATAAATCCAAGGATACCACGATGGGAATAAGCGTTCGACAGCTCACAGCCAGTAGCGACCTAATGAGAACCATTAACGCTCAGATGCAGAGCTACAGAAACGGATACGAAGGTGGACCAGCTTTCAAGAACATGACATTGATCAAGAGACCATCAGAAGATGCCGCTCTATTCAGAGACAAATTGAACAATGTAGCTGTGATCCCCGTATGCAAAGCAGTAGTAGATGAAATAGTAGATGTGATCTATGAGGAAGATCCAGTCCGCAGTCCCGCTTTCTTGAACAGAGCCAATAATGCTGACGTAGGCATTCCTGATTGGTATCTAGACATGGTCAAGGATGCGGATCTAAACGGCAATAGCCTAACAGCCCTCATGGAACAGGCCTGTGCCATGGCAGGCATAGAAGGCTGGAGTTGGATGTTTGTAGATCTACCCAAAGAAGCACGCAAGAACAACAGACCCTATCTTTCTACCTGTTCAGCCGAACACGTGATAGATTGGCAGATATGGACTGAATATGGCAGAGACTATCTAGAATACATGAAAGTGATAGAATATCAGGATGCAGACTGTACCATCTATAAACTTTGGTATGCTGGAGATAGTAAAAACCCCACTTACTGTGAACGCTACATCCTAAAAGAACAGGAACGGGTCAATGACAGCAACATGATAGAACCAGTAGAGAGTTATATACTGCCTATGGGTCTGCCTATCCCTGCTATACAGATATTGGCCAGACAGGATCAGAGACGTAGCGACCTAGGTGTCAGCGATCTAACAGAAGCAGTGGATGTGCAGAGAGAATTATTCAAACTGGAATGCGAAGCCTATGACAGCATCAGATTTGCTAAACCTATCATACGTGCTGCCGCTGGTCTAAGGATACCTGCCGGAGGAGGTGGCGTGGTCCGAGGTGACAAAGACCAGATGGAAGTATTTGAAATACCAGTCATGGATGTGGCACAGATACGTGCACAACAGGAAAGCCTCATACAGCGTCTAGATGGATTCATGGGCAGAGGCAGCCTAAGGACCTATGCAGCACAGACACAGAGTGGTATAGCCATCATAGAAGAACGCCGTGCACTACATCGCAAGGCCGCACAGCGTGCCAGACGTATGGAAGCCGCAGAAAAAGATATATTGACCTTGGCCGCAGTCTATATGGGACAGCGTTGGGTCGGAGACATAGAATACAACACAGATTATGAAGATAAAGATCTACAGTTCCGTATGGCACTACTGAACCAGGCACAGCAGTTGGCAGGAGCCAATCCCATAGTGCAGGATCTTATCACGAGAGAAATCATCAAGCTGATCACACCACCAGATGAGACAGCACAATACCTAGCCAAACTAGGCAGCGACATAGCAGAACCTGCACTGAATACTCCTAACTGGACTTTAGGATCTAATCAAGCAGATATGGTCAAAGAGAAAACCAGTGATCAGATATTCAACAGCGAGATACAGGACAAGGGTGTTACCACAAATGATCCTCTAGCACGTCAGTTGATCATGATGGGTGTAGGTAGATAAAAGAACTTTCGCTTTGATCTGTGAGCGTATCACAGACCACTGGGGGATGGTCCCCTTAAACACATAAAGGAAGCAAGATGGATAAAACATCAAACGGTGGTTCCGCTAACCAACAAGGCGATCAAGGCGTGTTCACAGCACAATCTGGTCAACAACAAACGGTTGAACCTGCTATTTCAGATATCCCCAATCTAGGTGCTATCAGGAAGAGTGGACAACAAGAAGTCCTACAAGCATTGAGCAAAGTGGCTGGAGTAGAATTCGGTAAAACGAAAGATGCTATCAAATACTTTGAATCGCTTAAGGGCACGTCCGGTGACTCCGCACAGTCTAACAAAGAAGTGAAATCAAGCAAGGTAGGTGGTGAACTTGCTGAATTGAGACAGATGATCCAAGGTCTACAAGGACAGTTGGAACTGAAGGATCGTTCAGTTAGGCAAGCTACTCTACAGAGTCAGATTAAAGAAACTGCCATCCGCAGTGGATTCGATCCTGACATGCTGGATATCGCTACCAACCTTTTCGAAGCCAATATTGACTACGATGAGTCTGGAAATCACTTTGTTAAAGGAGCTAATGGTTCTATTAAATTGGATAGCAAAGGCAATCCATACACACTAGAGCTATTGGCACAAGATATATTGAGATCGAGACCTAAGTTGGCAGCTGATGAGGGTAGGACAGGATCCGGGACCAGATTTGGTCAAGGAGTATTGCGTAACCCCGATGATATTCCAGATGCTTCTACCGACCTAGAAGGTTGGAAAAAGTGGAAAGAAAATCAAGGAATCGGTGGTCGTAGCCTGAAACATATGTCAGTCTCAATGAACAAGCCCATAGTATAAAAAAGGAGACTTAAATGGCTTATTTTATCGGTGGAACTTCTGGTGAATCAAATGCGTTTGAAAAAACTATCCAGAATTCCGCAATTCAAGTATTACACGAGTCACAAGGACTCGTAAACCTAACCAACGTTGTAATGCCTAATCAAGGTAACACCTACAAGGTTCCATCAATGGCACCTATCAGTTATGGTGATTATGTTGATACTAGCTATAACCCAACCTACAGCAACACAGGTTCAAACATAGAACAGACAGCTCAGATCACAGCACGTGAAGTTGTTGCAACTCCAGCAGTGGCAATGACAGCTTTCAGTAAGTTCTTAGGTTGGACTACAGCTTTCGACCTAGCCGCAAATCTAGGAACAGAGTTGGGCATGAGTTTCGCTGAGAAAGTTGATCAACGTATCACAGCCGCTTTCACTCTAACAGGTAGTGCTGTTACAACTGGTGACGTATCACAGACTGGATTTGCTAACACAAATACCGCTGTCTACTTCACAGGAGTATCAGGTGCACCAGTAGGTGACGGTTTCAACCGTGTGTTTGCCATGGCATCACAGGGTCTATTGACAGAAGGCTCAACAGCTACAATCACTAACACATACACAGCGGCTAACACCGTGGCAGGTATGGTTCGTAACGTGATTAAAGCATGGAGAGAATCACGTAACCCAGGACGTCCTACAGTTATCCTAGGCCCATCAGAAGAACTACGCCTATTGAGCGAGTTAACAGGTGGTGCTGTGTATGCACCAGGTGCTACAGGTGGAACATCAATCAACGCTGGATTGACAGCATTGGGAGATGAACTACTAGCTACAGGTATGCTACGTAACTTATATGGTTGCACAGTTATATTCACCACATTCCTACAGACTAATGTAGCCGGTCGTTGGATTGACAATACATATGGAACTGCCAGTTATGTTGGTGCCGCTATCGGACCTCAAGCTATTACTACTGTAATGGTTAAAGGTCTAGATATCAGTATGGGTGATAAGGACGGTGGATTACAGACATGGATCACAGGCTTAGGCTATTTTGGTTCCGCTGTTGTTGCTCCATCACGTGGATTGGCTATTAACATAGCCTAATCAATCGGGAGAACCAATATGGCAATAGCATCGTTCTTAACATATACTGATTCCACGCTCCAGTATGGCGGAGTTAATAAAATTAGCAATGCCACACCAGCTGACGTCCAGTTTTATGATCGTGCTGCCTATAGAAGAATGCAACAGATCGCCACTTCAGACAATCTCATAATGGGAGTGTCTGATCCTGATGATCTGTTAACAGCAGTCTTGTTCCCTAAAGCCAGTATTGAAATGTTGAATATGTTTGAGTTTGGTTGGTGGCCCCTTTATGTAGAACGCACCCTAGGTGCTTTCTACTACAAGACGGATGCACGGACACAACTGACAGTTTCAGCTTTCAATCCCCTACAGTTAGTCAAAGCTAACCAGACCTTGATACAGCTAGAATGTTACAAGTCGATAGAAATCTTCTACTCTACCTTGGTAACAGACAACAGCAATATCAATG